CATGTTGTGGGGTTTACACCTCTACGTGAAAGTCGTGGGACTTGGTTCAACTTCAAGGTTCAGGAGTGAGATGAGTTCTTTTATCAAATATTTGATTGGGATTCTCGAAACTCAGGGGGTAGGCGCTTTAGTCGTGAGACTAAAGGTGATGTATTTTGTTCTACAGACGTTTGTTAGTGGAACAAAACTTACATCATCACAGGCCGTTGGCCTGCGCGTACGCCTAACCGCTGGGCTTCCCTCCTCTTTTCCTAAGAGCGTTCGCATGGCGATACGTTCCAACAATATGTCAGTAATACGGTTGTGGAGTTCTCTTCTGTATATTTATAAGTCGCTGGAATCTAGTCATAAGATTCCTACTTTTAGCGCAATCGGAAATTCTTTCCGTGCAGATTATAACTTTACTTTCGTTAAAACAAGGTTTGAGCTCTTCCTCCAGATGGAGGCCAAGTCTTGGTTATCTGACCTGGGAGCTTCTGAACTTCTAAATTCAGATCTGGCCCCTGTGGAGCCTTTCTTGGCTACCACAGCGGGTCCTAACCACTCAACGTCCATTGCTTCTTATCCAATTGACACCCTTTATTGGGTGGCAAGAGGGTGGAAACTCTCACCATTAGTGAGTTATATGGATGCTGTTGGAGCAACAACTTTTAGATCTCGTATAGAGTCTTATGCTGTTGAGATGCTGAAGTTCGTCTTGGATGACGAATGGAAGGAAGCCTGGAAATTATCGTCAGACTTTGGAGACTCGGTTAACTTGGACCCGAAGGTTCTTGCACATTACTTCCCTTCTCACGCGAAGCTTGAAGGCCCAAAAGGCCATCAGACTCCCGTGATCCGCCCGTTAGGCGGGAAGCTCTCCTTAATTAAGGAGGCTGCGGGGAAAGTACGTGTAATTGCCATTCCGGACGCGTTAACGCAGAGTGTTCTGAAACCGATGCATAAAGTACTGTTCGACATACTACGTATGTTGCCGTCTGATGCCACCTTCGACCAGCAGGGATCACTTCGATCCTTTGCTGAGTCTGGTCACAAGGATGTTTATTCTTATGACTTGAAGGCTGCAACAGATACAATACCTTTGGTGTTGTATACTTCTATGTTATCTTCTATGTTCGGAACTGAGATCTCTGAAGCATGGACATCCCTACTTCGTGATCGAACATGGTCCTTACCTTATTGGCAGAAAACTGTCAAGGGTAAGGAAACAGTGTTCCCACTGAGCTTCACTGATGTGAACGGAAACCGTTCTCATTTTGTGAGGTACGCTCGTGGTCAGCCTATGGGTGTCTTATCTTCTTGGGGTGCGCTTGCTTTGCTACACCATTTTGTAGTACAGTTTAGTGCATTCTTAGTTGGTAAGTATCCGTATTATGATTACCGAGTTCTTGGTGATGACATTGTTATCGCTGGGAAGGATGTCGCCAAATCTTATTTGGAAACATGTTCCTTCTTAGGAATTAAGGTGGGGTTGGCGAAATCCTTTTCTTCGGAG